CTCCCAATAGCGCACGAATCAAGTTAGAAAGGGGGGTGGCCCTGTGGATAACCTCTTGATAAGATACAAAAACCATGACAAATCGATTACCACCTGAACTGCACATCGTCAGCGGCACAAAATCCGCGCACGGCGCAAAGCCATTGCCCGAGTCCGTCCGGCAGCGCGTGCCAAAAGCGGATTGGCTGGACAACCCGGATGCGTGGGACAGGGATGAGTTCATCCGGGAGACTTCGGATTTCCTGTGGGACACCTACGGCATTGGCAGCAACCAAGACAAGCACATCCTCGCGGCGCTGGCGATGCAGTTGGACATTTATGTCAAGTGCTGCAAGGGCGTTCAAAAAGGCGGCATCATCACGCAGTTCAACAACGGCGCAAACGTGGGGCCAAACCCTTTCCTGACCGCCGGGGATAAGGCGCTGGCGCGGGCCGTGGTGCTGATGAATGAACTGGGGCTTACCCCAAAAGGGCGGCTGGCGACCAACAAGACTGAGGGCGGCAAGTATTCCAAATTGCTGAAAGGCCCATGAATTTTGAAGACGGCATCATGTATGCCGTGGCAGTCGCGAGAGGGGAAATACTGGTTTGCCGCAATGTGCGGCTGGCGTGCCAGCGGTTTCTTAACCAGCTTGAGGACAAGGCATGGGCGTATGAATTCCATGCCAACTATGCCCAGCACGTTCTTGATTTTGTCGAGACACTGAGCCACACCAAAGGGCCGGATGCGGGTAAACCCTTAATCCTTGAGCCGTTCCAAATTTTCATCATCTGCGCCGTGTACGGCTTCCGCAGCAAGCGGGATTTTTCCAAGCGCATGGTGACCGATGTCATCATTTTCATTCCGCGCAAGGCGGGGAAAAGCACGCTGACTGCTGCGCTGGCGCTGTACGAACTGGCGTTTGGAGAGGCTGGCTCTGAGGTGTATTCCCTTGCGACCACCCGCGACCAAGCCGGGATTGTGTTTACCGCAGCCACCGGGTTTATTGATGCCATGCCGGGGGATGTGGCGGCGCTGTACAACGCGCAGCGGCATCAAATTATGAAGGCCGGGGACGCGCAATCCATGTTCAAGGCATTGAGCCGGGATGCCAAAAAAACGGGTGACGGCATGAATCCAAGCTGCGCCATCATTGATGAGGCGGCGCAAATTGTTGACCGCAACAGCATTGAGGTGCTGCACTCCGGTATGGTGGCGCGGCAAAACCCGCTTCGCATCTACATCACCACCGCCAGCTTCACCAAGGAAACGAAATTCCATGAGGACATGATGATGCTGCAAAATATGCTGACAGGCGAGGCTACGGATAACCCGCGCTGGTTCGGCCTCCTGTACAGCCTTGACCCCGGTGATGATTGGCGTGACCCGACAGTGTGGGCCAAAGCCAACCCCATGCACGGCATCAGCGTCTTTGAGGATGCCATTGCCCAGCGTGCGGAGGAGGCCAAGCACAAGCCCGCAGCACTCAATGAGTTCCTGTGCAAGACCCTCAACATCTATGTCAGCGCAAACTCGGCATGGGTAGACCGCGCTTATTGGGATGATGACCGCTGTAAGCTGGGAAAAAGCCGGGAGCCGGAATCGGTTTTCATGGGTTTTGACTTGGCAGCAACCCGAGACTTGAACGCAGTCTGTACCCTCAAACGATTTGCGGATGATGATTACGAGGCCGAGTTCAAGTTCTTTTTGCCGGAGGCTGGGCTGGAACTTATCCCCAAGCACTACGCTGACATCTTCCGCAACGCTATCAGTTCCGGCGTTTTGCACATCACCCAAGGCAACGTCATGGATGACCGGGAAATCAGCGACTACATCTTGCAGCAGCATGAAAAATACGATTTGCGGGAGATTGGGTTTGACGCTTACAACGCAGCCAGCTTAGTCGCACGGCTGAATGACGCTGTGCTGCCCATCAAAAAAGTGGGGCAAGGCATGGCGGTTTTGAGCAATCCCAGCAAGCACGTTGAAAAACTCATCATGAATTACAGCATCAAACATGACGGCAATCCGTTTGTCGGATGGCAGCTTGGGAACTGCGAAGTGTATGAGGATGTCAACGGAAACGTAAAAATCCGAAAGAATGAGGCAGACAAAGCGGCAAAGGTTGATGGTATTATTAGCCTCATCATTGCCATGCACTGTTCGCTGGACAATGCCAGTGTTTTGAGTGTAGGGTTCCGAAGTTTCTAGGAGAAGTCATGGCATTACTTGATGTTTTCAAAAGAAAAAGTGATGTAAAAGCTGAATCCAATACGCTTTTCGGGCAGACCGCGCTGGGAAATAACATCCTTTACCAAGGCAAAGGACAGTACCCCAACACCAACACGCAGATTCTTTACGTCACTACGGGCACGACCAACAACGCTGGTCGCCCGGTTGACATCTCCCTGTTGTCCCGAAACAGCACAATCGTGTCCTGTGTCGCAGCAAAAGCGCGGGCATTGAGCCAGTTGCCCATCCGGGTCATGTGTGAAGCAGAGGATGGCACTTACCTCGATGCCACCAAGTCCCCGCAAGTCGGCGCACGCGATAAGGCCAAAGCCAAACAAGTGGCAAGCCTGCTCAATCAACCCAACAATTTCCAAAGCACCTACGAGTTTTGGTATCAGTGGATGATGTGGTACGAACTCAGCGGCGAGGCGTTCACCCTGTGGTGGCGCAAAGACCAAAAGAACAGCGTGGACACCCCGCTGGAAATGTACCTTTTGGACAGCACGCTTATTGCGGTCACCATCACGCCAACCCGCTACCCGTCTTATCGCTTGTCCACTCCCAGCTACGGGTTCAACCGAGATGAACCGCTGGACGCGCACCAAGTCATGCACATTAAAGAGATGGCATGGCAGGGTTCAGCGGGTTTCAATAAGGCGCTGCTGGCGGCTGAATTGGTCAGCCTTGACCAAGACATTGACCTTTATGCCAACTACATCATGCAAAACGGGGCAAAGCCGTCCGGGATGTTTACCACTGAGAACGTCATCCCGGATGCCAAATACAAGGAAATTGCAGCCCGTTTGAAAGAGGCATGGAGCGCAATGGTGGGCAGCAAGCAGTCTGACCCCAGCAAAGCGGGCCAAGGGATGTTGCTTGACCAAGGCATGAAGTACACGCCATTGTCCATGCTGACCCTGCAAGATACGGATGCGGCGGCGCTGAAAGAACAAACCATGAAGCGCATCTGCACTTTGTTCGGCGTGCCGCACCAAATGATTGGCATTGGAGAGGGCAAGTTCAACAACACGCAAACGCTGCTGGATGAGTTCTACAAGTCCACTATGTACCCCACTATTGTCAACATTCAGCAGAAACTAAAGCAGCACTTATTTAAGGGCTACCCCAATTTGTGCGTCCAATTTGACACTGCTGATTTCTTGAAAGGCGCACCGCTTGACCAAATGAATTACGCCACCGCAGGCGTGGGCGCGGGGATTCTGACCCCAAATGAGGCGCGGGAATACCTTGGCAAAAAAAGCATGGAAGGCGCGGATGATTTGAAGGAGCCAAAGCCTACTGCGCCCATTGCTGGCAGCAGCCCGCAGGACACGGGCGGCGGGGGCGGCAATCAAACCCGTAAAATGAACATCGGCAAGTGATGGTAAGCAATCCCAAAAAAATGGTACGATTGCCGGAAAATATAAGATTTGCCCAGCGGCGGCAAAAAATAGAATACGATATTGACCGAACACCAGTCAATGAGGTAATCCATGACAAAGAATGTGACCTTGATTTGCGAAGCCCGATTGGTGCAAGAAGCCCAAGGGAAAAGCGGCAAGATTGAAGCAACAATTACGACATGGGGCGCAAGAGAAGGTGCAGATGGTCGGCGCTTTAACTACCAGCCGGAAGGCTTCATGGGGTGGGCAGAAGCCTTTGCTGCTGACGGCAAACCCATGCCAATGTTTGTCAACCACCAAGCAGATGCCGTCCCTGTCGGCGAATGGAATTCCGTTGAATTTACCCAAGAGGGCATGGTTGCTCAAGGCCGAATCTTTACCAACACCAGCGCCGGGAAAGACCTCTACACTGTGATGAAAGAATCGCCGTCCATGTTTGGCGGCGTCTCTGTTGCAGCGTATGCGGATGAATACCAAATGGTCAACGCCGATGGTGAGCCTGACCAAAGTGAGGAAGCCTATTTCCAAATTACCAAAGGCGGCTTGCGCGAAGTCAGCGTGGTGATGTACCCCAACAACCCTCAAGCAGAAGTCAGCGCATTGGAGTATTTCCGTGCGGATGGCACTGCTGATTTGAAGATTTTGGAAAAGAGCCTGCGTGATGCTGGCTTGTCCAAGAGTGATGCGGTCACTGCCGCATCCACATTCAAGAAAGTGCTGGAGCAGCGTGAAGCTGTTGCTGCGCCTCTTGAAACTGCGCCACCTCAGAGTGAGTCTGATGCGGAAGTGACCGACCTCCTTGCTGCGCTTGAGCAGCGAGAACTTTTGAAAATTCTTGACACCCGTCTGAAAGGTTAACCATGTCCCAAGCCATTATTGAAAAACTGGACGCGATTGAGGCCAAGCAAGCCGAAGCCGTCTCTGCTGTTGAAGCAAAAATCCCCGCTGCTGTTGAGGCTGTCAAAGCCGAGATGCAAGAGCAAATTGCTGCGCTGGAAGCCAAGGTTTCCGCTGTGCAAGCGCCTGCAATCATCAAGCCCGCCAAGACTGTGCGCGGTGATGTGAATCGTGCTGTGCGTGAGCAATTGCAACAGTTCTACAAAGCCAACAACCGCGTGGAAAAAGAACTGAAAATGTTTGAAGATGAGGGCCAATACGATGCGTATTTGCGCGAGGCTTCTGCGCTGACAGGCGGCGGTGATGGCAAGGGTGGTCGCACCGCCTATGACCCCACCTTTGTGGCGCTGCGTCTTGTCAACCCCATGCGCGGGCTGTCGCGCACTGTTGCGACTGATGGTTCGTCTTATCAGTTTCGCGTAAAGACGGGCAACGCTGGAGCCGCTTGGGGTTACACCATTCAGAACAATGGCGCGACCACCACTGAGGACACCACAATTTGGCAGTTGGTTCTGCAAGATTTGAACGTCCAGTTCCCCATCCGTACCGCTGCGCTGGATGACATTGACGGCTTGGAAGCCAACGTGGTTGACGATATGCTGGCTGAGTTTGCACAGAGCGAAGCACTGAGCATGATTCAGAACAACGACCAAGCAGCGCAATCCGTCAGCAACCCCTATGGTGGAACGAACGGCTTGCGTGGTCTTGACCAATACGCTGGCGCGAACGCTACCTACACTGGCGGCACTTCGTCTACGGCGGCATTCGGCAACAGCGGCACTGGCTCCACCAGCGGCTTGCACAGCCTTGCTACCTATGACCAGTTGACCAGCAACGTCAACACTGTGGGCGCAAATGCCATTCAGTACAAAGATGTCATCAACACCATCTATGCACTGCCGCAACAGTATTGGACTACCAATGCCAAGTTCATGGTCAACCCCATCCTTGCACAAGCCATCCGTGGTTTGCAAGACACCAATGGTCGCCCGATTTTCAACAGCGTTGAGTCGCTGAATCCTGACGGCATCATCGGTCAATTGCTGGGCTTTGATGTGGTGATGAACAAGTACCTCGACAACCCAAGCCAAGCTACCACTGGAACGGCAGGAACAAACAGCCTGTACCCCATGTACTTCGGTGATTGGTCGCGTGGTCACACCATCATTGACCGCTTGAACATGGTCATGCGTCGATATGACCAAACGCTCCCCGGTTACATCACCTTCTTCGGGGAAAAACGCTTGGCAACGTCAGTTCGTGACCCCAACGCGCTGGTTCGTTATCGTTCCACTGGCACTGCGACCTAATCGTTGAGCCAATTTGCGGATGCTGGCGCGTGCTGGCATCCGCACTTTTCCAAGGACAAACTATGAACACCACTGAAAAAATCCTCGCAGGAATCAAGCAAGCAATCACTGAAGGCGGCAAGGTCACCATTGACCTTAAAGAAGCATCCTCGCTGACAGGTTCGGGCGATGGAAAAGGTGGTCGCACTTATTTTGATGACGCATTCGCAGCATTGCGTTATGCCAACCCTTTTCGGATGTACTCGCGGAACATCAAGGTCAGCGGCTCCAGCGTGCAATTTGTCGCCAAGACAGGTAAC